GGCAGCCTCAGCCGCCTTGGCAGCCGCAGCCTCAGCCTTGGCCTCAGCAGCCTTGGCCGCCGCCTCCTCGATCGGACGGTAAGCTTGCGCCCACCGAAGCTCCACCCCGCTTTCAGTGCGACGGGTTGGGTTTATCTCTGCCCCGCATGGCAGCCACTGGGAGGCTTGGTATTTGTGTGGTTGCTTTTTGAGCAGCGTTGTTCCGAAGAACTCAAACTCGGCGGAGTCTTGGATGCGTGACAGATATACTGTGTCATAGTCCCCGCTTGAACGGCGTGTGCCGTCTGCGTGGACTAGCACGACCACGCCACGGCACGCGCCGCCCTCAAGCTGGAGCTCGGCATTCGAGGCGTACCCATCCAGCGATGACGAGTGCCCCGCGTTGTAGCGGGTCTCTTCGACCACTGTGACGGACTCACCGTCTTGGGTAAAAAACTTCCCGATTTCTGTAGATTTCATTTAATTTTCCCTGTTTGTGGAGTTTGCGCAATTTCGCAAGCAGCGCGTATTCCCGCGCTGACGTTACCGATTCCCAAGTTTTTTGCGATGCTGATTGACTCAGCATCTAAGTAGACGTTAATCCTCTTACCGCCGTCCTTGGCGATTGTCGGCTTGCGGCCTGCGCCGCGTGGGTTTTTAATTAGCTCCATTGCATTGTTCAAGATACTCGTCGAACGCAGCTTGTGCTGCGTCAAGGATTTCAGACTTCTTTTCTTCATCAAGCTCAGCAAAGGCAGCCTGCCGGCCTGCTCCGGTCACCTCATCGTCATCAGCTAACCAAAGCCCGGTCTCGCCGGTCTCAATGGAACCCTGGCTCAACTGAAAAACCACATCGCCGATTCCAGCGACGTATACAACTACGTCGATGCGGTCTGCATCGCCTGTGCCGTAATTAACAATTTCAATGTTCATGATCTAATCCTCTGTTTGTTTATCGTCGCGTTATTGCTTCGATGCGTTGATTATATACACACACAATTAAGATGCAACACATTCTTTCTTATAGATGCTATTTGGTTTGCTTATACATGACCAAAGACTTGATGTGTGGCAAGAAACCTGCAAGATGGCAGCATGAAAACGATACCGTATTTTGCAGATACAGCAGCCGCACTTGATGCGGCTTTGGGGCGTGTGTGATGGCCAAGCAACGCACTGATGAATGGTGGGAAGAAGTGAAAGCCGCATGGATCGCTGGCGCTGAGTCCCAAGCACAGATGGAGCGCCGGTTCGGAGTAACGCGCAAAGCAATAAACAACCGAGCAAAGACGCACGAATGGCCTGATCGAGTCGGGCAGGACGAGGCAATGATGCTTGTCGATAAGATGGCCGAAACCAAAGCGGTCATGGCAAAGGTCACAGGCGGTCACATGGGAGTCACACCCCCTGTGTTTGCTGAATACGATAGGCTCGCAGACCTTCAATTATTGATGGAAGACAACGCCCGAGCCATAGCCGAGAAGTTGCCGCAGATGCTCGCTAACATCGAAACAATGCAGGAATTGCAGCAGGCATCCGTCGCGCACAAGAATTTGCACGATACGCATTTCAAAGTCACGCCCGACAACCAAACCAACATACAGGTTAATAACAGCCTCTCGACTGTTGACGCACTGAAAGGACTGGACGCACGAGTATGAGCGATATTATTGAGGCTCTGCGACCGTTCAAAGAAGATTTCCTTCATTACGCCCCGCGTGCGCTCACTATCCGTGCCAAGAGTGGCTCACAGATACCGCTCAAACTGAATCAAGCGCAGCGGCATATTCACGCGATGCTTGATGCGCAGCTAAAGGCAACGGGCAAAATCCGCGCACTCATATTGAAGGGCAGGCAGCAAGGAGCATCAACGCTGATCGAAGGCCGCTTTTACTGGCGCACAAGCATGAGCTTTGGTAAGCGCGCCCTCATCCTCACACATGAGCAGAGCGCAACCGACGCGCTTTTTGAAATGACGCGCAGATACCACGATAACTGCCCGGACGTGCTGCGCCCAAGTACCCGCACTGCGAGCGCAAAGGAGCTTCTATTCGACCAGCTTGACTCTGGTTATGTGGTGGCGACAGCGGGAAGTAAGAATACCGGGCGCGGAAGAACGATCCAGCTTTTTCACGGCAGCGAGTGCGCGTTCTGGCCGAACGCCGAAGATCATTTTGCTGGCATTGGACAGGCCGTGCCGGACATGGATGGAACTGAGATTATCCTTGAAAGCACGGCAAACGGTGTTGGTAATCTGTTTCATAAAATGTGGCAAGACGCAGAGCGTGGTATCGGTGACTACATTGCTATTTTTGTGCCGTGGTTCTGGCAGGCTGAATACGCGCGCGCAGTCAGTGACGATTTTGTTTACGAAGGCGACGAAACAGAGTATGCCGAGCGATATGATTTAAGCCGCGAGCAAATTGCATGGCGCAGACAGAAGATTCAAAGTGATTTTCGTGGCGACGTTGACTTGTTCGATCAGGAATACCCGGCAGAGCCTGCGCTTGCGTTCAGTCGTTCACGCGGAAACCCGTTCATCACCATGCCAGTGGTGCAGCGAGCGCAGCGATATGCTGGCGCAGCGCCAACAGGCGTAAAAATCATGGGCATCGACCCCGCTGAATACGGCGACGACAGCAGCGCCATTGCTATGCGTCAAGGCCGCGTGTGCAGCGAGATTAAAGCGATGCACGGCATTGACCCGATGGAACTTGTTGGGCATGTCAGCGCGTTAGCAGACAAATGGAAGCCAGATGCGATCTGCGTGGATGCAACAGGCGTTGGCTCAGGGGTTTATCACAGGCTAAAAGAGCTTGGCTATCCTGTATACAGGATTATGTTTGGCGCACGCGCAGACGTGCCTGAGCTATACGGCATCAAGCGTGACGAGATTTGGGGCAATATGCGTGAGTGGTTCAACGACGATGTCAGCATCCCAAAAGACGATGCACTTTTGTCTGACATTTGCGCCCCAGAATACACCTACGACAGCTCACGACGAATCAAAATCGAGTCGAAAGAGTCAATGAAGAAGCGCGGAATAAAATCACCAGACCGAGCGGATGCTCTGGCGTTAACTTTTGCAGTGAATTTTAGTGCAGAAACGCAAACATACGAAATGCCCCCGCCCCCGGATTGGAGAACGTAAATGATACCCACGTACGACACCGACCTGATGCCAGAAGACGAGCCAATCACGCAAGACGAATGGGCGCAGATTGTCAGGGAAGCGATTTATCAGCCCGCATGGCGAGCTACGGCAGACCGTGAAATCGACTACGCAGACGGTAATCAACTTGCATCCGACTTGCTGGAGCGGCAGCGCTTGCTCGGAATACCGCCAGCGAAGGAAAATGTCATCGGCCCCGCCATTCGCGCTGTGTGTGGCTACGAAGCCAAGACACGCACGGACTGGCGCGTAACTCCTGACGGCGACCCGCAAGGACAGGACATTGCGGATGCAATGAACTACAAGCTGAATCAGGCAGAGCGGCATTCAGGCGCTGATAAAGCACTGAGCGACGCATTCAAGCCCGCCGCCGCTGTAGGCATTGGCTGGGTCGAAGTCACTCGCGCATCAAACACGATTGAGTTCCCCTACAAGTGCCGCGCAGTCAACCGCAATGAAATCTGGTGGGACATGCAAGGACAGGAAGACGACCTGTCCGACTGCCGCTGGATGTACCGCCGCCGTTGGATTGACCGTCAGCGAGCGGCAAGGATGTTCCCCAAGCATGAACAAATCATCCTCATGTCGCATGATAAATGGGTCGGCGAGGTTTCCGGCGTGCTGTTCGACGGCGGACAAAGTACCGGATTGCAGCAGGCCATGGACACTGAACGAGCGTGGACAGTTGGAGAAGACCATTGGTACAACATCGAAAATCAGCAAGTCTGCATTACTGAGCTATGGTATCGCCGCTGGCAGACGGTCGTTATCCTGCGGGCACACAACGGACGAACTGTTGAGTACGACAAGTCAAATCCAATGCACCAAGCTGTGTTACAAGCCAAACGCGGCGTACTGGAGCAGCAAATTATCCCGCGCATGAGAATGGCGTATTTTATGGGGCCACACAAGCTACACGACGGCCAGACTCCACATCCGCACGACAAATTCCCGTATGTGCGGATGATTGGCTTCAAGGAAGACATGACGGGCGTGCCGTTCGGTCTCGTGCGCGACATGATTTTCCCGCAGGACAATTTGAACGCGAGCATCAGTAAGCTGCGATGGGGTATGGCCTCTAGTCGCACCGAGCGCACAAAAGGCGCGGTGGCGATGACAGATCAGATGTTCCGCCAAATGTCTTCTCGCGTGGACGCAGATATTATTCTGGACGCGCAACACATGGCACTGCCAGGCGCACGATTCGAGGTCAAAAGAGACTACCAACTCAACAGCCAGCAATTCCAACTGATGGATGACAGCCGCCGCGCTATTGAGCGCGTGTCTGGCGTATCGGCTTCATTCATGGGGCAGAAGGGCACGGCAACGTCGGGAGTGCAGGAACAGACGCAGCTAGAGCAGTCGCAGGTCTCGATTGCCGACTTAATGGATAATTTCAAGGACGCGAGAAAGCTGGTAGGCGAGTTGCTCATGGCGCTTATCGCGCACGACATGGGCGAGGAGGAGCAGACGATTGTTATCGAGGGCGACACAATCAATCCTGAACGGACAATCGTACTCAACAAGCCGGAAGTCAATCCTCATACAGGCACGCCCTACCTGAGCAATGACGTGCAGCGAGCCAGGATTAAAGTCGCGCTAGAAGATGTACCGAGCACTTCATCATTCCGCGCGCAGCAACTCCAGTCACTATCAGAAACCATCAAGTCGATGCCGCCACAGCTACAGCAGGCGACGATGCCGTTCCTCATCGACTTGATGGACTTGCCGCGCAAGAAGCAAGTGGTCGAGGTGCTGAGAAAAGCGAGTGAGCAGCAATCGCCGGAACAAATCCGCGAGCAAGTGAAGGCGGAGTTGCAGATGGAAGTAAAAATGCGCGAGCTAGATTTGCGTGAGCGTGAAGTCG